TGACTCGCATAAAAACTTGTCGTACTTATGTCTGTACAATCTGTACGAGTCATAGTATCCGCAGAATCTTCAAATAAGATGATACCCGGACACAGTTCCTTGATTTTTTCCCAGTTTGGTTTATTACCTATCAAATTGGGTAAAATAACACACTTAGTATTTGGCGTAACCGCATCCCTTACCTGTTCGGGGCTGGGTACATATGTGGTAAGCTCTACGTCACAAAATACCGGATTAAGACCCAATTGCATGATGGGCGCAACGGTGGTAGAAAATCCACACGCCGGTGTAACCACGTCCGAACCAGTAGGTAAATTAAGAGATGCGAGACCCGCTAATATAGCGCTAGACCCGGAATTAACGAATAACCCAGATCTCTTTCCAAAGTATTCGGATACTCTCTTTTCAAAGGAAATAGTACGATCACCAAAACCAGCAAGCCAGCCGTCACGAAGACAAGACTCAACCGCCGCAATCTCTTCCTCACCGTATGATTCAAATCTATTAGGTGCGTACCAAATTTTTTTTAGCATTGTAATATAAAGACTAACGTAATCTTTAATACAATGAATGTTTGTGTTTTAGGATCCGGTGGATTTTTAGGTAAAAATCTAATGGAAACGTCATATGCAAAAAGCGAAAAATGGGTAGGTATGACGCGTAATGATCTAGATTTAATGGATCAATGTGCCGTTATAAACTTCTTTAAACGAAATAATTTTGATATAGTAATCCATTGTGCGGCATCCATAGACCAAAATGACGATGCCACCACATTCAAGAATATTAGTATGTTTGAAAATGTTGTTCGTGCATTTAGTGGAAAATTGATATATTTCTCTAGTGGAGCGGCTCTTCGGGGAAACCCACCTAGCGATCCATATGGATTGGCTAAGTGGATGATAGACCATAGACTAAGAACAATGAAAAATACTCACATATTGAGAATATGGGGATGTTATGGTCCTCATGAATTAGAAACTAGATTCAGTGCTGTGTGTAAAAGAAATAAACACGTAATCATAAACCGGGATAAGTATTTTGATTACGTACATGTAGCTACTGTATGTGAAGTAGTAAGAAAATGTATATACGGTGAAATAACTGAAAAGGAAATCAATATTTCCGGAAGGGCGACACGTCTGCTATCTAAATGGGCGGTGATTTTTGGTGCCACATATGAAATAATAGATAAGGATACATTAGACGATTCATATATTAATTTGGACGATGAAATGTTGTGTATTTAATTATTAACCCAACCAGGCTTCCTTTTAGGTGGTACAGGTACAATCATGTCTTCTTCTGAATCTATGTATGGTGTCATATTTTCCAAGGCATCTCCAAACTCGAGCTTCGGATATATACGCTGACTCTCCGGTACCTTAACGTGCATGAACTGAATATCATCAATACCATACGCAGTAGCAATTGATGCAAAATCGACCTCAGATTCGCCGTAAATATCAGTCTTGGAAGTCGCCACATGATTAGACGCAAAATAAGAATCCTGGAATTGCTTAATCATCCCATATCCAGAATTATCTAAAACACATATACTTATAGGTAAATCGTAGTTCTTCACCGTTTGTAGCTCTTGAATGGTCATGTGAAAGCCACCATCTCCTGCCACAACATAAATTTTTCTTTTACTTCCAATCGCAGCGCCAATAGCTAGAGGTAAAGCAACACCCATTGACGCATTTCCAAAGTTTGAGAATATCCTTTGTCCGGACTTAAGCTTCGTAGACTGTAATGTCCAAACCATATTACTACCAATGTCAGTAATGACGATACCATCGTCGGGTATTCCGGCAAAAAAGATTTTCATGAAATTGTAAGCCATTGGGTCGGATATACGTGCAATTTCATTAGAATATTTTACTTTCCACAAAGATATCGTGTCATGCCATTCTTTGTTTATATCTGGAGAGCGTGTATAATTACGAACACTTTCGAAAAAGTTGTACGCATCATCTACTATACTTTCGTGAATCTGTATTCCCTTTTCTGACAACTTAAGAATCTCCTCTACATCTACATCGACCATGATTTTACGCGAGAACTGTGAAAACGTCCGTATATTTCCCCCAGTTTGTCGTGTATCCATACGAGCGCCAATGATTATGAGTAAGTCCGCGTTTTGTATGGCAAAGTTCGCATGTCTATCCCCGTACACACCGATCATGCCCACTCGTAGGGGGTGTTGTGTGCTACAAAGATCCGCGGCACCCCATGTCAACACAAAGGGCGTGTTCGTTCTTTCCGCAAACTGTATCGCGGTTTCCACTGCGCCGGCCAATCTCACACCGTGTCCAAATACCAACAAAGGTCGTTTTGCTTGTTCAATATATTTTTGAACTACATGAACATACTCGTCGCATGTTTTACGACTTGGTATATCTGTGATGAAAAAGTCCTCATCGGTAGCCGCGAAAGGGTTCATTTGTAAATTCACAGGTAAATCCAATACTACGGGTCCAAATCGCGGTTGATAGAGCTCTTTCAAAAGTGTACGCATACACGAAGTTAGCTTATCTGTCGATTCTAAACGAATACAAGCTTTGGATACATGACTAAACATTCCACATACGGGCATCTCTTGGAAACCAGCCTGTCTCGGTTTGCAACTAAAGTTGTCTAGACCTTCTAAAGTACTCACTTGTCCACAAATGAATATAGCGGGAATTGAATCATACCAACACCCACATACACCATTGAGTATGTTCTGAACACCGGGGCCACTCGTTACACAAACGGCGGCAATCCTACCCGTGGCACGATAAAATCCTTCAGCGGCCATGGCTGCCGCTTGTTCGTGTTGGAAACAATAATATTGAGCATCCGAATGCAAAGAAACCGCATTCAATAAAGGAACTATAGATCCACCCGTAACGGTAAAATACGTATCGATGCCATGGCGATACAGTAGCTCAACAACGTACGAAGATACTGTAGGTTCAGGAAGACACTTCATTTATAAAAATCATTTTAAAACTTTAAGTCAAACTGACACTGCTTCATTGATATCATGATCTACCATTTCTTTGATCATCGTGTCAAATGTCGTATTTGGAGTCCAACCAAGTTTTTTAATCGCTTTGGATGGATCGCCCACTAATTGATACCCTTCCTCGCTTCTAAAATATTTTTGATCGACGCGAACGAGTATTTTATTCGTCGCTATTTCTCGTGCGACCTCGTCAATTCCAGACCCTTCAAAAACGACCTTAATTCCCACACATTCAAACGCTTTTAAAACTAATTCTCGCACGGATCTAACCTCACCCGTCGCGATTACAAAATCTTCGGGATCTTTTGTTTGAAGCATTTTCCATGCGCATTCACAATAATCGCGGGCGTCTCCCCAATCCCTTTTAGCATCCAGATTTCCTAAATATAGGCAATCAAGTTTACAATTTTTTATGTCAGTTACAGCTTTTGTGATTTTACGTGTAACAAACGTCTCGTCACGTCTCACCGATTCATGGTTAAATAAAATTCCATTACACGCGAACATTCCATATTTTTCTCTATACACACGTGTAGCCCAATATGCCATTACTTTTGCAAACCCATATGGCGAATTTGGATGTAGAGGTGTAGTTTCAGTTTGGGGTGACTCTTTGGCTTTCCCAAATATTTCAGATGAAGAGGCTTGAAACACTTTACAAGTTTTGGTTTGACCGGTCAATCTAATAGCCTCTAGTACATTCAGAGCACCCGTGCCATTGACTTCGGTTGAAATAACTGGGAATTTAAAAGATGATTCAACGTGTCCTCGATGTGCCGATAAGTTATATAACTCACAAGGCCTAACTTCTTTCAAGATATTGACTAAAGAAGTCAGGTCACACACATCACCTCGATGACCTCGACCGTTTCGATTAATCTCATGCACTTCATACCCCTTTTTACGCAAAAGTTCAACCATATATGACCCATCTTGACCACCAGAACCAATGACGACTGCGACTTTATCATTTATTTTAGAGTGTGGTTGATTATCTTTCATTTCGCGTTCGATCGCATCGAATAGTGTATCTATCATGTCACGGGTCACGTTTTGATGATTACCGATATATACACCATGATCATTTAAAATTGTCGCATTTGGTGTTTGTATAGAATCCTTCCATTTCTCCAAGAATGGATGGATAAGTAGATTTCCGCCTACAATCGGACGAGACTCCACATTAAGATCGTCTAATATTTTAAGAAGAATATCTCGATTCTCGCGCATTTTACAAACAAAAGGTAAAGTAAAACTGCTATTAAATTCGTCATACTCCGGAACGTAAAATATATCTTGCATGTGACCTATTCTATTCATAAAATGATCGTAATTGTTTCTTCTCGTGAGTATATTTGCATCAAGTCTCTTTAATTGCTCCAAACCTAGCACTGCATTGATCTCTGTATTTCTAAAATTGTAACCGTCTGTTAAAAATAAGAATTTTGGATCAATATCTGAATATTTGGCAATGACAGCGTCGTAGTTTTCGGGTAATAAATGTCGCGCCATTCCATGACTCCGTTTGAGTCGCATCAATTCGTATAAGTCTTTATCATCCGTACAAACCATACCACCTTCGATAGTCGTCATGTGATGGCCATAATAAAAGCTAAAAGTCGATCCGGTACCGTTCCCTCTTCGATTTCCAAATTTATCCGTGACTCCATGTGATTCGCATATATCTTCTAAAAATATGGCATTTGGATACTTTTCTTTCAACGCCTCAATCGGTGCGTTTAAACCCAAAAGATGTGTTACGAACACGATTCGTATGTCCTTGTCATTAGGTAAATTATCTAGATCAAAACTATAATCTTTTAAATTTATATCACTAAAAACGGGTTCAAGATTATTTTGAAAAACTGGAGAAATATTTGTTACCCACGTACAAGCCGGAACCAAAACTTTCGAACCATCTGGAATTTTAAAAAGTTCCTTTACTGACGATATTAAGAGGGAATTGGCGGTACTTCCAGATGTGACAAATACAGAATATTTACATTTTAACCATTCGCTCCACGCACGCTCAAATTCTTCAACCTTCTTACCACATGTATAAAGATCAGTAGACGATATGAATTCGATAAGTTTGAGTTTATCGGATTCAGTGATAGCATCGCACATTAAACGCCACCACATTTTTTAAAAGGTGGCTTTATGCTTTAACTCATTTCATATTTGAAGTATTTTTTTCCAATTGATTTTAAATCTCTTAGTATCTTTTTATTATTTTCCGTATGATTCAATGCTTCGGTACCACTCGCCTCTGCTGCAAGATGATGTAACGCATCGGCACCAAACCCGTAATTAAGTTGTGACAATTGTCCAAGATTACATTCTTTTGTGAAACATGTGCGTCTTTTTATATCATGTTTTTCAAACAAATTTGATAACAGCATATCATCGTTCCACGAGACAGCGTACAACTCCTTAAATTCGGGCAAAATTTTATTCAACCATTCGGTCTTAGCGAGACACGCGCCATATGACTCCAAAACATCAACGGACTCTCCGTGTGTGCGTGGATATTTACCCTCAAAATACGTTTCAAAGTTAAATCCTGATAAACCCCACACACTACGAGACCCTTCACTTTGAAAATGTTTAAATAAATGTAATAATAAGTCATCCTTGTACATCGTATCGTCATTCACGTATAATATCATATCGGCATCGGTTTTACCGATCGGACCGACCGCTTGGGTACCGGGTCCTAAATCAACACAATCGCGGTTTATAATAACACGGTCACCAAACGACTCATATGGAAATACACCATCCCAATCCGGAAATCTATCATACTTCTTAGGGATGTTTACCCATACTTCATGACAGCCTTTTATATTTTTCAAATGTTCAACGATCGGTTTTAAATATTGAAATCGTGTTGGAATGCTCGTCAAGCTCACAATAACCTTCATTATTAATTATATACAAATTCTTTTAAACTTATTTACCCAGAAGAATGTATTAAAATAAAGACATGTAAAGAATTACACGGTAAAATAAAGATATGAAGATCACATATTCAATCCAAGTTTGTAACGAATCAAGAGAATTATTCTCTCTTTTATCGTTCCTTAAACAATCCATAGACTGGGAGGGAGGTGACGAAATTGATGTAATAGTCGATAAAGATAACAAAACAGATAAGATAGATATGGTATTGGGTTATTTTAAAGATGATATAAATGTACATGAAAGGGAGTTTGACAACTTTTGTAATATAGGCAATTATCACACAAAAGTCGCAAAAGGAGACTGGATCTTCTATATTGACGCCGATGAAATGCCACAATTCCATCTCATTGATGATATCAAACGTGTAATTAATGACTCTCAAGCGGACATTATTTATATTCCCAGAATCAATATACATCCAGGTTCAACAAAACAATTTCTAAAAGATATGAAATTCCAGGAAAATCAGATGGGATTTATAAATTGGCCGGATATGCAAGGACGAATCTATCGAAAATGCGATGAAATAACTTGGGAGGGAGAACCCCACGCAAAATTAACGGGTCCCGATACACTAAGAACAGTTGCATTGCAGCCAAATCCGTCATTTGCCCTTTGGCACATTAAATCCATGGAAAAACAAAATAGCCGATGGAAAAAGAATGAAGATGGAACGTATGACATAGCTTCGCCTACGTCCGGAAATTTATATGATGTCTTAATGTAATGGACGAATTAGATAAAATAAAACAAAAGTACGATATACTTGAGTCAAATA